TGGTGTTGACACTCTCTATCCTGATTGTTTCGTGGATAGTTGGAGCATGCACCTAACAGGTAAGAACAACTTCCGATATAAGATAGCAACCACTGTACCTTACAAAGGTAACAGAGTTGACAAGCCTAAGCCTAAGCATCTAGCTTTCCTTAGAGACTATCTAGTGAAGGAGTGGGGTGCTTCTATATCTGAAGGTGAAGAAGCTGATGACACCATTGCCATTGAAGCTACAAAGCTTGGTGACAATTGTGTCATTGTGTCTTTAGACAAAGACTTAGATCAGATTGTTGGGTGGCATTACAACTTCGTAAAGCACTTAGGCTATTACATTAAACCAGAGGAAGCTCTGGTCAAACTGTACACGCAGATGCTGACGGGTGATGCTGCCGATAACATCAAAGGATTGTTCCGTGTTGGTCCAGTGAAAGCAGCCAAGATAATTGGGGACACAACAGATGAACTTGAGCTATACAACAAAGTGTTGGAAGCTTACGAGGGTGATGCTGAGCGTGTGTTAGAGAATGCTCAGCTTCTTTTTCTACGAAGATATGAAGGACAGATATGGACTCCTCCACAAGCTTAAAGCCTAATGACATTGCACTAATCCTTCGTCCTACTATTGTGGATGGGGTGTATCAAAAGCACTTTCAAGTGTTAGTCAGTGGCTTTGGTCCACTCACTATCAGTGAAGACGATGTGAATAACCTGATTGGTATGGCTACTATATTGGCAGCAACTGTACAGTATATGGAAGAAGATGAAGAGCTTGCTAATAAGCTTGTTGAGTATTGCGGTAAGATGTTTGCCGATGTTGGTGACTTCTTTTACAACGCAGATCATGACAGCTTTGGCGATGGCAGCTTTACCATTAACACAAAGACAGTAGGTGGTATTCAATGAACATAGATGACACACTAATACAACGAGGTGTTAGGTATGGCAACTACAAAGAAGATGTCTCTAGAGTTTCTCAAGCTTTAAAAGAATCTGTCAGGTCAGGTGCTGAATGGAAAGAGATGGATGATGATATGAAGGAAAGCCTTGATCTCATCTGTAACAAAATCTCTCGCATTGTTAATGGTGATCCTTGGTATCACGATTCATGGCATGACATCATTGGCTATGCTAGACTGGTAGAAGAAAGATTGGAACGATTATGATTGCTGTTGACATCCACTTAAAGGTTTTCTTTAAGCCTAAAGACCTACCCAATGTCTACCTAAATGAAGAAGTGCTGAGTGAAGCCATCACTGAAAACTTAACTGCTTCGTTGGAACGAATGGATGCACAGGAAGTGCTCTTTTCTTTCATAGATATTGAAGGACTAGAATGAAAGTTAATTCTGTAACCATTAGAGAAGCAAGCAATGGCTTTGTTGTTGAGCATGTAGCTGAATCTGAGTACGACAAGTTCCTCTCTGAGTTTGTTGCTCTAGACATTGACGAAGCACTGGCTATAGCTAGGGATTTATTTGTGCATTACGATGCTGCTGACATGTCGCATCTAGTAGATACACCAATTGGTAGATAAGAAAAGAAATGGTGGCGAGTGGACTGACTCTAGGTTCAGAAGCTTCGTCACCTCTGCCCTTCGTGCAGCGTCTAGGCGTTGGCCTCCTAAGTACAAGGCTCTTAAAGAAGCCTTCGTTGGTAGGAAGACTAACAAGAAGACAGGCAAGTTGGCAATGCATTACAAGTGTGCTAAATGTAAGAAGCATTTTGTTGCAGCAGATGTGCAGGTAGATCATAAACTACCTGTAGTATGTCCAACAGAGGGCTTTGTTAGTTGGGACTTGTTCATTGATCGTATCTTCTGTGAGATAGAAAACCTACAAGTGATGTGTAAACCCTGTCACAAAGTGAAGACAGAACTAGAGAAGGCAGAAAGGAAAAAGAAATGAATGCAATTTTATTAAAAGAACATGAAGATGGTAGTGCTACTTATTCATTTGATATGACATCTGAAGAGCGTGAGACACTGCTTAGTCTGGGTATAATAACAGCCCTTAAAAATGGCATCAAAGAAGGAAGTAAATATGTTGGTGACATTGATGTTAACAACACACAAGACAACACAATCTGAGGTATAACTACCTTTCCTCTGGGGGCTTTGGCTCCCTTTTTTATCACCTGTTAGGAATATTTATGACAAAGTTTAAGGTCGCTATTGACCTGTCTCGGGATAGTTTGTTTGATGAACTTGGTATCCAGAGGTTGAGAGAAAGTTACATGAAGGATGAAGAGGTTAGCCCACAAGAGAGATTTGCGTATGTTTCAGAATCGTTTGCTTCAAATCAAGAACACGCTCAGCGACTGTATAACTACAGTAGTAAGCACTGGCTTAGCTACTCTACACCTATCCTATCTTTTGGTCGCTCTAAGCGTGGTTTCCCTATTAGCTGCTTCCTTAATTACATGGATGATAGTGCAGAAGGTTTGGTCGATAACCTATCAGAAACTAACTGGCTATCCATGTATGGTGGTGGTGTCGGGGTTCATGTTGGTATCCGTAATGGCGATGATAAGTCTACTGGTGTTATGCCCCACCTTAAGATCTATGATGCTAGTTCATTGGCCTACCGCCAAGGACGCACAAGACGGGGTAGCTATGCTGCCTACCTAGACATCCACCACCCTGACATCATCCAGTTCTTGGAGATGCGTAAGCCTACAGGTGATCAGAATGTACGCACACTAAACCTGCACCACGGCATCAACATCACTGATGAATTCATGATCATCATTGAGAAGGCCATGAAAGATCCTGACTTTGATGACAGCTTTCAGCTAAAGAATCCTGCCAGTGGTGAAGTGGTAGAGACTGTGTCTGCTAAATATTTGTGGCAGAAAATACTTGACCTGCGTATGCAGACAGGTGAGCCATACTTGGTGTTCATTGACACAGCTAACAAGGCTATGCCTAAGTGGTTGAGTGACAAGGGCTTGAAGATTAATGGCAGCAACTTGTGTACAGAAATCTTCCTACCAACTAACGAGAAACGAACAGCAGTGTGTTGCTTGTCTTCTCTCAACTTAGAATACTACGATGACTGGAAAGATGATAAGCAATTCATCTTAGATGTTATGGAAATGCTAGACAATGTCTTGCAATACTTTATTGACAAAGCACCATCAACAATTGCTAGGGCTAAGTACAGTGCAATGATGGAGCGTAGCATTGGAGTGGGAGCACTAGGCTTCCATGCATTCTTACAGAAGAAAGGTGTAGCCATCGATGGTGTGATGGCTAAGAGTTATAACAATGAAATCTTTAAGCACATTCATGCTTCGTGTCTCCTTGCTGACTCTGTCTTGGAGCAGCAGCGTGGTAGTTGTATCGATGCTGGTCATGGCAATATTAATAGAAGGTTTAGTCATCATACTGCTATTGCCCCTAACGCTAGTAGCAGCCTTATCATGGGTAATACTAGCCCTTCAGTCGAGCCGTACAGAGCGAATGTATTTAGACAAGACACACTTAGTGGATCGTTCGTCTATAAGAATAGGTTCTTGAAGGCACAACTTGCTGCACTGGGTATGGACGATGATGACACATGGGCATCCATCATCAGCAACGAAGGATCTGTACAGCACCTAGACATCTCTGATCAATTGAAGGAAGTGTTTAAGACTGCTATGGAGATTGATCAGCGTTGGTTGGTTGAGCTTGCAGCAGACAGACAGAAATACATTGACCAAGGACAGAGCATTAACCTGTTCTTCCCCGCCAATGTATCAATTAAATATCTACATGCCATTCACTTCCTTGCTTGGAAGAGTGGACTGAAGAGCTTATACTATCTTCGTTCAGAGAAGGTGCGTAAGGCAGATAAAGTAGGTGCTCAGATCAAGCGTCAGCGTATTGAAGACGATATTGATTTGAAGCAGGTGGCAGAAGGTGAAACTTGTTTAGCATGTGAAGGATGATATGGTACGGACTAAGACAGACATCACGCAAGAGCGTACAACATTCAAACCCTTTAAATATCCTTGGGCTTATGATGCTTGGTTGCAACATGAGCAGAGTCATTGGCTTCATACAGAAGTGCCAATGTCTGAGGATGTTAAAGACTATAAGAAGCTGAGCAAACATGAGCAAGAGTTTCTAACAAAGATCTTGCGCTTCTTTGTACAGGGTGACTTGGACATTGGCAGTGGTTATCATGACCACTACATCCCAGTGTTCAAACAACCTGAAGTGAGGATGATGATGAGTGGCTTTGCAGGTAGGGAAGCCCTACATGTAGCAGCCTATGCTCACCTCATTGAAACCTTGGGCTTGCCTGAGTCTACCTACAATGAGTTCCTTGAATACAAGGAGATGGTGGAGAAGCATGACTACATTAACAATCTTAGTGCAGCACCAATGGCTGAGAAGATTGCAGCCATCTCTGCCTTCGGTGAGGGCATGCAACTATTCTCTAGCTTTGTTATGTTGCTTAACTTTGCAAGGAATGGTAAGCTTAAGGGGTTGGGCCAAATCATTGCTTGGTCTATTGTGGACGAAACTCAGCATGCTGAAGGCATGATTAAGGTGTATCGTGAATATGTTAAGAACAACAAAGATGAGAGCACTTCGGATCGCATCAAGGAAATTGCAAATCAAATGGTGGGTCTGGAGGATCAGTTTGTGGATCTGGCTTTTTCAATGGTCGAGGTTGAGAAGCTTACGAAAGAAGAAGTGAAGCAATACATTCGCTACATTGCAGATCGTAGGCTTATCTCTATGGGGATGAAGGGCATCTATAAGATCAAGAAGAACCCTTTGCCTTGGGTGGATGGTATGCTTGGTGTTAGCCACACCAACTTCTTTGAGCAGCGTGTAACAGACTACAGCAAGGGTGCTACCACTGGTACTTGGGATGATGTATGGGGTAAGGCAGCATGATTGTTGTAGAACTAAGACAGGGCATTGGACTTGATATTGAATTCAATGACACCATCTGCCACATCATTGATGATGGTGGACCACATGATAAATTGTTTTCATACAGTGGTATACTAATCAAGTTGCCTTTTCTTAGTATCTATATTGGTGAGTTTGAAGAGATTGGTGAACTCATTAAAGGCAACAAACCTACAGGGGAATAACATGCAAGTCAAGTCTGAACGATCTGCACCATTGCGTATTCAATTTGAACAAGGCTATAAAGCTTTCAGACATGGGTGGTTGGTCAATCAATATGAACCATCATCTGTGGCAGGTAAAGAGTGGCAACGAGGATTTGATCGTGGCTACTTTGATAACATTGAAAGACTCAATGGCTACCAAGCGGTTCGATAAAGAACTTCACGACACCTACGACAAGTTTGGAAGAGATATAGTTAAGAGCTATATCTCTTCTTTTTGGGATATGGAAGCTAGAGATAATCCTGACAGATATGGGATTGATCTGCATCTATATAAAGATGACTTGTTGGTGGGATATGCTGAGGTAGAAGTCAGACTGTCATGGAAAACTGTAGAGTTTCCCTATGAAGATTTGAATGTACCTGCTAGGAAGAAGAAGCTCTTAACACAAGAGATGCCTACACACTTCTTTTCTATTAACAAAGATGGCACAGCACTGTTTCATTGCGAAGCTGCTGCTGTGTTAGCTTCAGAAGTTAAAGAGTCTAGAAATAAATATGTCTACCAAGGTGAACTCTTTTACAAGGTTCCTCTTGATAGACTTTCTTATGTTGCATTACTTACGACTGGCTAAGCCACCCTTATTAAATTTCCTAGTAAGGTTTCGGACATTATCAACAGCATTAATTTGTTTCTTCAAATCATTACCATACTTAAACTTACCTAGTTCATTATTAAGGTCTGTTAATAGTTTAGCTTTTTCGATTGATCCGTTAGCTTTCAAAACTTCTGCTGTATTCTCTAGAAGTTTACCAGTATAAACTCTTCTTCTTTGCCCTGCTAAGTTTCCACTAGCAACAGTTTTTGGATAGTCTTCAGCCTGAATAACTTCTGATACATCTCTTAAGAAATTATGGTAACGCTGACCAGTACCTTCTTTAGTTGAGGTAATAGAGCCATACTCTAAAGCATTATTAAAGTAGTCTTTAATATTTTTATATGCTCGATTAGCTGCAATGATACGCTCTTTCTCTGTTGTCTTTGCGTTAGTAAAGACACTATTTGCTTCAAATAAGTTAAGAGCTATCTTTTTATTTTTATCTGTTCTCTCAGTAAAGCCTACGCTTTGTGTTCTTCCTTTAGAGAACATGGGGGTCTTTCCTTCTTCAACTAAAGGAACACCCTTCAAAGCTTTCTTAGCTTCTTCAGCAGCAGACAACACCTCAAGCTGTCTGCCTGTTGCCTTGCCTTGTGGTCTGATTTTATCTGTCTCAGTAATCATGTCCTCTGCTTCTTTAAAGCTACCAGAACGAGAAAGAGAAACAGGTCTAACTACCCTTTCAGATCCGTTGATTGATCTAGCAATGATGTTAAAGTCTTCAAGGCCATATTGTTTACTGGACATAGGAACCCTACTGAACATGTAGTCAGCATAGGGTATCTTTGTATACACAAGTTTCTCTGGGTTAGTTCCACCAAAGGCTTCGCTTTCAAAGTTTAAGTTAATATCTCTAGTGAAGGATGTACCACCCACATGTAATTCACTGTGAGCATTACCATGAAACTGAGGATCATCAAAGCCAGTTTTCCATCTTAAAGATGGTCCTTCTTTATATGAAGATCTTCCATGAAATAGTTTAATAGGAGGAACATCTTTATATTCTTCTCTAAGCTTATTGAGTCTGCCTTGATATTGCTTAGCCATCTCAGCAGCTTTCTGCATATCTTCTGCACTATTTAAATTAATTTCTCTGCCTGTTGTATATCTGAAGTCTCCCTGCACTACAGCCATAACATCTTCTGCATCGGTGAGTTTAGAAACTTCAGGCATAGTAATTAAAGAATCAAAAGCATCTTGTCTATCCATTCTAATCCTAGCCAACATAGCTTTTCTAGTTTCAGTACTGCTTATACCATTACCTACTTGTGCATTTAAATTACCTTCGGGTATCTTTGAAATGGTTACTCTTTTTTGTGCTAATGATTTAGTAGGTGGCGTTGGTGTGCTTCCGGGTTCAATAGGATAACCTTCTTCATCATATTCAACTTCTTTAATTTCAAACTCTGGATCTTTAGCAGGAGTAGCTTTAGGATTTGTTGGCTCAGCATTCCAGAAATCATCTTCTTTAGTTGTTGGTGTAAATGAAGCCTCTGCTTCATCAACTATCTTTTCCATGTCAGCATCTAATGCTGCTGGCTTCTGTGCTGCTTCAAGGTCAGCTAGTTTATTAGCCCCTTCTACATCCATAGGAATATCTTCTACTGGCTTAGACACAGGAGTAGCATACTTGTTCTTATCGTATGGTATTTTAGCCATAGCAGATGCAGCACCTTCTTTAACAGTAGGTTTAATCAAAGCCTGTGTAGTTTGCTCCACTGCTGGAGAGATGCTGTGCTTAGCCACAATGTCTGTTAAAGACAATGCACCTTTCTTAATGGCAGTCTCTGCTGCCTCGCCTACAAGCTTCTTAGCTAAGAAGCCACCGGGATTCATCTTAACAACACCACCCAGAGCATAGCCAGTGCCAAGTAGTCCTACATCTTTAGCTAAGGATACTGCTTCTTTGTAGTCTGTATCTGGATTAAATGGTCTGCCATACACTTCTCTAAACTCACCACTAATAACTTTTAGTTTAGACGCTGTGAGTTTCTTCATTTGATTTTCATACAAAGAAGCTTTGCCTAATTCTCTAACATCACCACCTACAGCATATCCGGGTAGTCCCTTCATTGCTTCTGCAATAGCCAAGGCAGTGGCGTAGTCCTTAGTAACATCTAAGTCTTTGTTTTGTTGTTGTTTGTATGTATCAACAACAACACGCTTAAGCTCAGGAGCCAGTTTAGAATATTGAATCTCAAACAAACGAGGCTGCTTGCCTTCAGCAAAAGCAGCAGCGGTTGCTTTATCTGATGCCAATTCCTTAGCTGTTCTTTGTGACCAGTTGATTAGGTTTTGTAGGGCAATCTTCTGTAAGTCTTTACTTCCTTCTTCATAGAAGCTAGTCTTCTTCAAGTTGTCAAACTGTTCAAGAACAAGAGGAGCCATAATCTTACGGGCTTCAGCATCAACAATCTTGTCGCCTGTGCTTGTGAAGATTTTATTACCCGGCACTTTGAGTCGAGCAACTTCAGCTTCAAGGGCAGAAGGAACTCCCTTAAGAGCAATACCAGACAACATCTTCAATGGACCATTGTCATTGAATGCTGCTGTCTCTCTAAGTGGTGGTTGATATACAGGCAACTCTTGTTTCAATATAGGAGTACGCTTCATCAACTGTTGTTTAGCTGAAGAAGTAAATCCTTCCTCACCTTCTGGAATCTGATAAGCATCTCTAGGCAAAGTTTCATTGCGATCCATAGCACCAACAATGTCACTAATCTGTTGGAAAGGAACAAGTGCTCTACCTAAATATTCACCAACCCACTCACCAAAGAATGCCTTAACTTTGTTATCTGCTGTGTCTTCGCCTGTTGCTGCATTTGATTGGGCCTCAGCAAACTTATCACCAAGCCATGAGTATGTACCTGCTGGTGCTTTGAAACCAATCATAGCTTCTAAGAATTCTTTTGATTTGAATTCATCTGTTCTAGCATTCTGAAACTTAACAATATAATCACCCAAGGCAAGGAAAGGAGCAGCAGGGAACAACGCTCTAGCATCTACAGTTGAGCCATCGGGATTCTTTATGTTGTACCACTCAGTGTCTTGATTTTCTTGTCTATATTTAAAGGCAGCATACAAAGCAGCAGTGCCTACAGCACCTTTAGAGAGGTTCTCAAGTCCTATGGTAACTTGCTTAGTTCCCATGTCAGCTTCGCCCTTAGCCATTTTAGTTAAGCCAGCAGCTATGTCTACGCTGCCAGATAACGCACCAGTAGGCATGTGCTTATATGTCCATTCCATAGCGTTAGCCATGAAGCGTGGGAAAGGTATAAATGTAGAACCAATAGGACCAAGTTCTTCAATAAACTTTACAGCATGGAACATGGGACCTTTGGTAGGCATCTTACTGAATGTACCAGTGAGTGCTTCATTAACAGCATCCTGTAACACATCAAAAGGTACTTGCTTACCTTGTGCAATAACATCATACATGTCAACACCAACACGGCTAAGTTGCTTCTCTACCGAGGAAGTAAACATAGCTTTACGGAAGAAAGCATCTTGAGCTACGTTAAATGTATTAGCAATTTGTGCTGCCTTAGACAAATCATTAGGACCAGCTTCACCTGTTGTCTTAACCATCTTTCTATATAAGGCAGGAGTACCACTGAGCAAAGAATCTGTTACATCAGCAGACAACTCTCTTTGTCCTAAGTAGAAAGCAGAGCGAACAGAATCAGCATAGATGCCTTTGATACCATCAGTGAAACTACCAGTGACAGGTTTACCTGTAGTAAGTTCACCTACTGTCTTACCCACTCGATATAAAGTAGATTCAATAGCCTCTGCTGCTGTTCCAAATGTAATGACAGAAACACCAGAGAAAGCATTGCGAATGGTGGTAGCAATCTGAGACACCATCAAGGCTTTCAGTTCTCTATCAAGACGCATACCAAAGTCTCTGACTCCAGTGAAGGCTGAAGTGATAGCACTTCTATCACCATACATCTTGTTGAGTTCTGCAGCAGCAGCAGGATCAATGTTCTTTAGCTTGTTTTGTAAACGAGCAACAACAGACAAGCTCTGCAAAGAACGAGCAGCATCACCAACAGATGTTCTAAACATCTTAGCAAACTCATCTGGTGTTACATCAGCAGATGCCAATGCTCTTTCAAACACAACATCATCAAAGGTATCTACAGATTCAAGTGTACGCTTAATAGCATCAGACACTTTCTCTGTAGCTTGAGGAGCAAACTCAGGAATCTGTTTCCAAATGTCTTGAGCAATTAGTGTTGCTCTCTTATTAAGATCGTTTCTAACTTCCATCTGTGCTACAGATGTTGGTTGGCCCTGCTCATCAAGAAGCCTACGTCCTTCAAAGATATCGTAAGAATCTTCTAATGCTTTCTCTGTTGGGTCTTTAGACTTAACCTCAACTTTAGGTGCTGGTGTTTCTCCTGTAGCTGGTGCTCTTCTAGTTTTAAGGATTTCATCTAGTTGGCTAGTACCTGCTTTCCTACCTGTGCCACGAAGAAAAGGCAACACTTCTGCTGTCTCTGTTACAGCACCAATAGCACCAGCTAAAGCTACACGCTTACCACTGACACCTTCTTCTAGTTTCTTTTGTCTATCATCAATGTAAGCTTGAAGTTGTTTCTGTCCTTCTTCAGTAAGTGTCTTTGGATCAATCTTCTTTGCTTGATCAAACTCAGCCTGTGTTACATTCAATTCAATCTTCTGTGCTGTAACATCTTGTGCTGCTGTTGTAACACCACCAACGGCAGGTGTTGCAGCAGCCATACCGACACCCTTAGCAGAAGTGAGAGCAGCTTTAGTGCCTTTCTCTGCTGCTAGTTTTGTTAGACCGCTGCTAACAATCTTACCTGTGCCTAAAGTTAAGGCAGTAGATGGACTACTTATAATGCTAGACAACACATCCATTACAGGACGGAATCCTTTTTGTCCTCTGTTCTGTTCATCGAACACACCAGCAGTGTTCTTAAACAAATCATAAGCAGCACCTGCTTTAAGAATATCTTCTCTCTTAGCATTGTTTAAATACTGCAGCTCACCAACACTATTAAACTCATTGCCAGTATCTAGCATACGCATGTGCGTAGCAAAGCGATTAATAAAGTCTTGCTTTGTTTCTCCTTTTCTTGGAGTTCCTTCTTGTTGTCCAAATCTAGCAAGAGCATATTCTTGAATGACTTTGTAGTTGTTATTGTCTTTCCACAAATCATCAAAAGGAATCTTTTTTGCTTCTTCTTCTTTAATAGTTGCTGCCCTCTCCACCAACTTCGTAGCTCTCTGTCGAGGAGCAAGGAAAGCAGGTTTAGTTAAATCTTCTGCTGGCTTCTCTGCCATAGGAGCAGGAGCCTGAGCTGTTGTCGGTGCAACAAAGGAAGAGAACTCATCCTGTACAGGTGAAACATAAGCCCCCGTAGGGGCTGAAGTAAACAGATCAAATTCGTTAGCCATTTATTGTTCCCAGCTTGTGCCGTTCCATTTTCTAGTGCCACCAGTTGAAGATTTATATGTTTTTCCTGCAATTAATTTAGAAGTGTCTGGCTTACCATCGTCTGTGTAGGGTAATGGTAGCGCAGGTGTAGGTGTTGCCCTACCGCTTGCTGTAGATGCTGGCACTACAGGTGCAGTGGGAGCAGGGACAGGAGCAGGTGCTGCAGATGCAGCCGCAGCAGCAGCCTTCTGAGCCTCAACATCTGCAGTAGTTAAGACATTACCACCAACCACAGGTTTACCATCTCTAAAGCCTACACCAATAGATATCAAATCATTCTTATGAAACTCAGACTTAGGAGCACC